ATACTATCTTCAGTTGCATTGCTGTAATTTACTGGAACGTGTGGGGCTTTAGTTGCAATGTTTGCTACGTCTGCTACTGATGGAATATTTACTTTATCGCCACCTGATGCAAGCAAAGATGAAAAATCTGTGCCTAAATTACCTAACACTAATCCTTTTTTAAATGAAGCTCTTACTGCTTGAGCCCACACCTCTGGTATAAATACTGCTAATTCAGTATCAGAAGCATAAGAAGCAGCAGGATTTGCTAAACCTGTACTTGTTGCCATTTATCTCTCCTAAAGATTTTATCTATCTTTCAACTGCTCTGCGAGCCTTCATTTTGATAGATTAGCCCTATTTCTGAGGTTGTTTTTTGTACTGATTTAAAATTTGACCCCAATTTTCTTTCATAGATTGTTTGTCACTCCAATCTATAGGTTTTAATGGGGCTTCTTTTCTTGCAGTACCAACAACTTCAGGGGCATTGTTTTTATTGTTATTGTTATTAATTTTATTATTATAAAATTCAAGGTCTTTAAGGCTAAACTTAGATAACCTTTCCCTATCTTCTTCAGGGTGCTGCTCTATTATGTTATTTTTTCTTTGTTCAATATAAACATCATGCAAATCAGCTTTTTCTTTATACTTAGACACATCAGATTCAAGCCTATTAACATATTCGGTTTGGTCTTCTTTCTTTTTAAGTGCCTTAGTTTCAATGTCGGCTAATTTTTTTTCATAATCTATTAAACGAGCTTCTGCATCCTGAGCTCTTTTTCTATACTTTTTGCTTTCTGCAATATACTGCTCATTAGAGCTATCTTGAGTAGTTTCTGTAGCAGGACTTTCACTTACTGTTTCTGTTGCTGCTTGTGTTTTATCTTCGGACATACTGCCCTCCATTTTATATTAAAATAAGTATATTTTGCTAAAAATTGCAAAATACTTATAGATAACTTAAATTAATTATAGGTAATAATGCAAATTTTTGGATAATTCACTTACAGAATATAAACAAAAGTGGTTTGATTTCATGGAATATAAGCCACACTTAGGGCAAAGCAAATTGCATTTTCCTAAGAAGGACACAGCAAGGTTTTTTGTCATGGTTTGTGGAAGAAGATTTGGAAAAACAACTGCATCTGCAATGGAAGCTACTTATTATGCTTCTCAGCCTAATAAAAGAATATGGCTTGTAGGGTTATCTTATGATAAAGCCGATTTAATGTTTAGAGAGATATGGCAAAAAATGGTAATTGGGCATCAAAATGACATTATTAGAGCTTCAGAAAAAGACAGAGTTATAAAATTCAAATGGAATACTGTAGTTGAGGCTAAGTCTGCTGATAACCCAGACTCTTTAGTTGGAGAAGGTTTAGATTTGCTTATAATTGACGAGGCAGCTAAAGTTAAAAGAAAGATTTGGGATATGTATTTATCTCCCACTCTATCTGACCGTAAAGGGAAGGCTATTTTTATCACTACGCCTGAAGGTTTTAATTGGGTGTACGATTTATATCTCCTCGGTAAGGATGATGAACTATGGGAATCTCATCAAGCTCCCTCGTGGGATAACCATTTTGCCTTCCCTGACGGCAAGCAAGACCAGTTTCTTCTTGAAAGAAAAAGGAATATGGCTAAGGAAGTTTATGAGCAGGAATATGGAGCTAAGTTTACATCTTTTGCTGGGAGAGTATATCCGTTTGAAAGAGATTTAGATGTGGGCAGCTTTCCTTATAATCCAAACTTTCCTACTTTTTGTAGTATAGACTTTGGATATCGTATGCCAGCAGTCGGTTGGTTTCAAATATATAGGGTAGCTGGGTTTTGGCATATAAATATAATAGATGAAATAATACATGAAACAAACATTAAGACGGGTGTGCTAGCACAAACCATCGCCAACAAAAGATACAATGTTAGAAGATATTTTGGAGACCCTGCTGGTATGCAAGCTCAAGGGCAGTCTGGGCTAGGAGATATAGAGATTTTCAAAAAAAAGGGAATAAACATACACACAAAACGAGATAAAGTTTCAAAAAGCATAGCCTCTGGAGTCTCTCATGTTAGAAGTTTCATAGAAAATGCACAAAACGAAAGATTTTTACATATAGACAAGAAATGCACAGGAATAATGATAGATTTAGAAAATTATCGATACCCAGAGCCAAAAGAAGGGACAGATTTAAAACCAGAGCCAGTAAAAGATGGCTATCATGACCATGGATGCGACATGATAAGATATTTTTTTATAAACCAGTTTCCAATTAAAAATAGAGAATTTAAAGTGAGGACAAGATGATTTACGACAATAAAATAACAGTAGAAGAAATAATAAAACAATCAGTAAAAGAATCAAAACATTTAAACCAAAAAGCTAGGAGAGAATGGGTAAGAAAAATGTTAAACTACTATGGTGGCAATGGAACTGAGCAATATATAAGTAAATATTTTAATTCTACCGCTTTTCAAGAAGTTCCTCCATATAAAGCTAATTTTACTAGACGTTTCATCAACAAAATGAGCAGAATTTATACAGTTGGCACTTCTAGGAATGTTAGTAAAAAATATGACGAACTTACTATTAAAAAAGATGCAAGATTTAAGCATATAGAAAGAATGACTCGCCTAATGGGAACAGTTGCTACTCAAGTAATATATAAAGAAAACTATGGAAAGCCTTGTTTTGATTATAGACCTGTTTATTATTTTGATGTTTATCTTTCAGACCCTTTTACTCCTGAGGCTATAATGTATCCGCTATTAATGCACGCAGACGACATATCATATACGGAGCAATGCGAGTGGGCTTATTGGGATAGCTCTATATATGCACATTACGATGAAAATGGAAATATAATAGATGAATATGAACATGGCTATGGCGTTCTGCCTTTTGTTTTTACTCACAGAGAAGAACAGATAGACGAATTTTTTGTTGATGGAGCAAACGACATTGTTGACTGCAACGAACACGTTAATATTGCCATAACAGAAATGCAACTAGGGCTTAGATTTCAAATGTTTGGGCAGCCTTATATGACAGGCGTAGATAGCGACAAAAGGATAGAAAGAGCAGGCTCTGACCAGATACTAGACCTTCCTGAAGGGGCAACTTATAATATTGCCTCTCCACAAGGAGACTTAAATGCTGTAATTGAAAATGTTAAGTTTCAATTAGATTTAGTTGCTCAAAATAACCACCTGTATGTCCAGTTTGCACAAGACGGAGGAGAAACTCCATCAGGTATAGCACTTAAAATTAAAGATTTAGAAAGATTTGAAGATTATCAGGACGATTTAGAGCTTTGGAGAATGTATGAGCATGATTTTTATCACATAGAGAAAGAAATTGCTGCTTATAACAACATATCGCTTCCTGAAACTTTAAAATTAGATTTCAAAGAACCTGAATACCCTAAAACAGTTCAAGACCAAATTTTACTCGATGAACATAGATTAAATCACAACATGATAGATGAAACAGGTCTTTTAATGGAATATAATAGCGATTTAACAAGAAAAGAAGCGGAGAAGATAATTGGCAAAAATAAAGAGCAAAGAAAAGAACTCTCAATCTTTGATAGAGTTCGTGAGCAATCTCAAAAAGCTGCAGGACTTCAAGGTGGAGTTCAACCAGAAGGAATCGATGCAGGAGATAATACTGAATCCTAGAAAATGGGCAGAAAAAATAGCTGAGGGCTCAATTTTAGACAATTTAGACAAGTATAAAAAAGCTAAAGAGCTTGGAGAGTTTTTTGCTAAGGAGATAACTAATGTTAAAGATTGAAACTTTTATAGATTTTGATTTTTCAAAGCCTAAGCAAAAATTAACAAAAATTTCAAAAAAAGTATCTAAAGCTTCTTTAAACGATGTTGTAAAACAGTTTAAAGAAAATATAACTACTGGAAAACACTTTAAAGACAAGCCTATCGGCAGCATGACAAAAGATGTAAGAAGATTAAGAGGTATTTCAGGCAATAAGCCTCTTATAAGCACAGGAAAATTATTAAATTCTATTAAAAAGACATCTAGGGGCATTTCTTATGCAGCTTACGGAGAAGCTCAAAATGATGGTTTTATTTTTAGAAATAATTGGAACAAAAAAGGCGGAGATGGGTTTTATGCAGGCAAAGGCAAATCAAAAACTTTATTTAGAGTTAGGGGAGGCACAGAAGTCGTTGATAGACCATGGATAGTCTATGAGCCTACTCCAAAAATGGTTGAACAATTTTTTAAAGAGTTTTTAAAGCAATTTGCATCAAGAAAAAGAAAAATATCAACAAAGGTTATAAAATAAAATGGCAGAGGAGACTATAGATGAAGTTATTGAAGAAAATCAAAGAAATCTTAATGAAGAAGATGAAAACACGTTACTCTGGGCAACCCTCGGAGTCGGATTTGCGATTGATGTATTTGTTTCAAGAGTTGAACAGCAAATTAATATCTTTAGACAGGCAGGTTTATCAGATGAATCAATTATTAACTCCCTCGAAACAGACTTACGAACCAATGGAAGAATCTTTGGAGAGTTCAGAAATTCTATTAGACGAGGAATCGTATCTGGAATTATGCAAGGCTCTCGAATCGGACAGGATAAAGTTTATGGCAATCAGTTAATGCAATGGATTTCAGTTGGAACTCCTAAAATATGTTCTGACTGCGAATCCAGAGTTGGAAGAATAGAATCTTATCAAGATTGGATTGCACAGGGTCTTCCAGCTACAGGATGGAGTTTATGTCGTGAATTTTGTTATTGTCAGTTAGTTCCTGATAACGTAGAAATAGAAGACAAGATACAAATATAAGATTATTTGTTTTCAGCTTCTATTATT